TCAAAAAGTAGATCCAAATGGACAATTACAACAAATAGGTCCTAATGTAAAACAATCAATTCCGCAAAGCAAAACAGATTCGCAAGATGTTCCGATTTGTCATACGCATCCAGAATTTGATTCAAGGTATAGTGAATATTATGGTAGAAATACTAAAAACTTTATACCGTTTAATGATTTGCAAACTTGCTTGATTACATTTAACAGTGACTTCCCGGACAGACGCCCAAGAACTGCAAGGTAAATACGTTATGGCTACAAATGAAAAACCACTTTATAAAAATGTAACAATATCTTCTCCAGGAGAAGAAGCTCCTGTTATCAGCAAACAATACAGAGGCATTAGTACTGTAGCCAATCCACGTGGATTTAACTTGTTTGATTTAGAAATAATCAAACAGGATGTAATAAATCATTTTCATATACGCAAAGGTGAAAAACTTGAAAATCCTACTTTTGGCACTGTAATTTGGGACATATTATTTGAACCATTTACTGAAGATTTAAAAGAACTTATCATTAAAGATATTACCGAAGTTATAAATTATGATCCACGTATAAGTGTAAATTCTGTCACAGTTGACACATACGAAAGCGGCTTGCAAGTAGATTGCAGCATCACATATCTTCCATACAGCATCAGCGAAACAATGCGTATAAAATTTGACCAAAACAACGGTCTTCTTTAAATGCGCATATAATTACTTCAGGTAAATATACTATAAAGTGAGGAATGGCATATGTCAACGACAGACAGGCAAAATCGACTTCTATTAGCAGAAGATTGGAAAGCAATATATCAAAGTTTCAAGTACGCAGATTTTCAAAGTTATGACTTTGATAATTTACGTAGAACAATGATCTCTTATATTAGAGAAAATTATCCAGAAGATTACAACGATTATATTGAAAGCAGCGAATATCTTGCTCTGATTGATTTGATTGCATTTTTAGGTCAAAACCTAGCCTTCCGCACAGACCTAAATGCTAGAGAAAATTATATTGAAACAGCAGAGCGTAGAGAAAGCATTCTCCGTCTTGCACGATTGATTAGTTATAACGCAAGTAGAAATACAACTGCTAACGGTTTATTAAAAATTGATAGTGTTAGTACAACTGAAGATGTATTTGATGCAAACAACAACAACCTAAGTGGACAAACTGTGTTGTGGAACGATGCTACAAATAATGATTGGTATGAACAATTTATTAAAATCTTAAATGCAGCATTGCCTGCAAATTCACGATTTGGACGTCCTGTAAAAAAATCTATTGTTGATGGCATAGTCACAGAGCAGTATAGATTTAATGGAACCAATACAGATATACCTGTGTTTAGTTTTACAAAAACTGTTGATAACAAAAGTCGAAAATTTGAAATTACCAGTGCCGGTATTGATACAGATGATAATTCCATTTATGAAGAAGAACCATTTCCGGGAAACAAACTTGCATTTCTATATAGAGACAGTGGGCAAGGTGCAGGCAGTGCAAACAGTGGATTCTTTTTACACTTTAGACAAGGTAATCTAAAAAATAATGTGTTTGCTATTGATAATCCAGTACCAAATACAACTGTAAACATTGATACCGACAATATAAACGAAACCGACGTTTGGTTATACAAACTAGACAGCAATGGATTTGAACAAGATCTTTGGACAAAAGTAAGCAATGTAGAAGGTAACAACATTGTCTATAACAGTATTGAAAAAGGTGTTAGAGACATTTACGGTGTGCTGAGTAGAATCAGCGACCGCATCAGTTTGATTTTCAGTGACGGTGTTTTTGGAACTTTACCAAAAGGCAGTTTTAAAGTTTATTATAGAACCAGTGCAAACGAACAATACAAAATCAATCCTAGTGATTTAGTAGGTATTCAAATACAGGTTCCTTATTTGAGTAAAAATGGAACCAATGAAACACTAAACTTAGTTTTAGATTTACAAACACCTGTTTCAAATGCAGATAGCAGTGAAACAAATGAAAGTATCAAAACAAATGCTCCTAGTACATTTTATACACAAAATAGACTTATTACCGGCGAAGACTACAATATTGGTCCTCTAGGCGTAAGTCAACAAATTATAAAAACAAAAAGTATCAACAGAACCAGCAGTGGTATTAGTCGTTATTATGATTTACGTGATGCAACAGGCAAATACAGTAACACACTTATGTTTGGAGACGACGGTAGCATTTACAGTGAAGATTTAGCAAAGAAATTTAGTTTTGGATTTACAACTAGAACAGATATTGAAGCAGTAATAAATTCAAAAGTTTTAGAAATTATCAAACATACACAGACAAAAAATTTCTATTACAAATATTTTGATAGAAATACCAGTGTAGATGATTTAAACTTTACTTGGAAGCCAACTACAAATGATACAAATCAAAGTTCGGGTATCTTCCAAGACCAGTTTAACATTCCGGTAGCAGTGAGTAGTTTTACAGCAAGTATAATGCGATTTGTTTCGCCTGGAAGTTTGATTAAATTTATTGCACCAAGCGGTCATTATTTTGATAAGAAAAATAACATAGTTTCTGGTACACCAAATAAACTAGGAGATAAAACCTATATTTGGACAAAAGTAGTAAGTGTATTTGAAAATGGAACAGTGCAAGATATTGACAGCGATTTAGGTCCAATTATCTTAAATGATAACATTCCAGAAGGTGCTCAAATAGCTGAAATTATTTCTGTGCTGAATCTAGGTATTGTAGCAGATACATTATCTCAAATGGTTGATCAAACATTTAGCTATAAAACATTTGGATTGCGTTATGATGTCGAGACATCAAATTGGAAAGTTATTACAAGCACTAACCTTGATAAGACAGGCAATTTTAGCACAGCTAGAGCAGGCGATGCAACAGGTACTAATCAAGATAGTAGTTGGATTTTCTTGTTTGAAACAAATGGCGAAACATACACTGTTACGCACAGAGGTTTAAGATATGTGTTTGAAAGTGATGAGCAAATACGTTTTTACTTTGATGGTAATGACAGAATTTATGACAGTAAAACAGGAAAAATTGTCACCGATACAATAGACGTTTTGAGCAACAATAATATTCCAGATAGTTTGACTAATTTTACACAAGATTGGAAATGGCAAGTTATTTCTGCATATAGATCAGCAGCTGGTTATGTAGACAGCAAAAAATTAGAAATAGGTTTTGTTGATACAGATGCTGATGGTGTTATTGATGATCCTGATATTTTTACGCAGATTGTTGCACCGGATTATCTACCTGATACAAAGTATGTTTTTGCAAAAAAAGTTTTAAAGAATGATGTAGAAACATATGAATATGCAAATGCGGAAACTAATAATATTTTAGTAAAAAATACAGAAGGTGCTATAGGTGCATTTAGCAACTATACAGGAAATGAAGTTTTTTATATAAGCAGTAAAGATGTGTTTAAAAAAATAAATGCAGCAATGACTGGTTTAGAATTAGATATAAATTGGCGTGCTTACAAAGGTAGAGATAGTTTGAGATTTAATTATAGACATGCCGCAGCAGAAAACCGTAGAATAGATCCAAGTAGCAGTAATATCATTGATTTATATTTGCTTGAAAAAACGTACGATATTGAATTTAGAAAATATCTAAAAGGTGATTTAGTTGAAAAACCCTTACCGCCAAGTAGTGATGCACTATATTTAAATTATGGACAAGATATTAAAAAAATCAAAAGTATATCAGATGAACTGATTTATCATCCTGTAAAATACAAGCCGTTGTTTGGTAGTTTAGCAGAAGACGATTTACAAGCAACAATTAAAATTGTAAAAAATACAGGCAGAGTTGTAAACGACAATGATATTAAATCAAGAGTCATTGATGCAGTAAATCAATACTTTAGTTTAGAAAATTGGGATTTTGGAGAAACATTTTATTTTAGTGAATTAGCAGCATATGTAATGACACAAGTATCTCCAGATGCAGCAAGTATAGTTCTTGTTCCAAAAAGCGAAACACAAGTGTTTGGCAGCTTGTATGAAATAGTTTGTGAAAACGATGAAATTTTTGTAAATGCAGCAAGTGTAGACGATATTGAAGTGATTGATAGCATTACTGCTGCACGTTTAAAAGCAACAGGAACTGTAATAACAAGTGACGATGTATTAAACACAGGCATTCAAAGTTCACCTACAAATACAAATATTATTACCGAAGGAAATGATTACTAATGGCATACGAAGACAATCAAAACGAATATCCTGTTCCAGGACGTAATGATAGTAAAAGA